AGGCGTGAACGCATGGAACAGGCTTGTTACGAGTGAAGGTCGAATACACCATCACTGCTCGGTTAGTACGAACACATTTAGATGTGCTCATCGTAAACCAAACCTAGCGCAAGTTCCTGCGGATAAAGAATTTAGAGAACTATTTACAGCAAGTTCTGGAAAAGTAATGGTAGGTGCTGACCTATCTGGAATAGAGCTACGAATGTTAGCTCATTACTTAGGACGGTATGACGGAGGTCGATACGCGGACATACTACTAAACGATGATATACATCAAGTTAATGCTGACAAAATAGGAATCACCCGAAGACAAGTTAAGACTGTCACTTATGCCTTTCTCTATGGCGCGGGTAATGAAAAATTAGGACTGAGTTATGATAACTCTCTACAACCCAAGAAAGCCAGTAAAAAAGGATCCGAGATCCGAAAGGCTTTTGTTGCTGCAATCGAAGGACTCTCCGACTTATTGGCAGCGGTTTCAAATAAGGCTACTAATGGGTGGCTCATGGCAATTGACGGACGAAGAGTCTTGGTCGATAGCCCACACAAAGCTTTAAATTACCTTCTTCAATGCTCGGCAGGAATTATCGCAAAGCGTTGGATGGTTATAGCTGACGATGGTATTAAACACCATGTCCACACTCATCAACTGGCATTCGTGCATGACGAGCTGCAATATGAAACGACTCCAGACGGAGCTGAGATATTGTCCAGCATATTAGAAGAGTCAGCAAGATTGGCAGGAGAATATTACAACTTAAGATGTCCAATAGCAGCAGAGTCAAAGACTGGACTGAATTGGGCAGAAGTACATTAGTTTATGAAATTATTAATAGATGCCGATTACATAGTATATAAATGCTGTGCATCAACAGAAACGGAGATTGATTTTGGTGAAGATTTAATCGTAGTAACTTCTAATTACACTGAAGCATATAAATGCGTTAAACGTGAATTAGACAGAATACAGAAAGAATTAGGTGAGTTTGATGAGATGATTCTCTTCTTTACAAGCCCTAATAATTTTAGGAAAAAAATTCTACCCGAATATAAAGGTCATCGACAGAGAAAAAAGCCCTGTGGATTCAAAAGGGTCATAAATAACCTTAAGCTTGAGTACAAAGTAATCATCAAGGATACGTTAGAAGCAGACGATGCTTTAGGTATCTATGCAACCAAGTACACTGGCAACATAATTGTCTCACCTGATAAAGATATGAGACAGATTCCTGGAAAATTATATGACTTTAAAGAGACAGTTGAGATTAGTCCTGAAGAGGGTGCTAAGTGGCATCTAGTACAGACACTTGCTGGCGACAACACAGATGGCTACTCAGGTGTGCCAGGAATTGGAGTTAAACGTGCTGAACAAATCTTCAAACTAAAAGGCTACACATGGAAAGCAGTAGTAGAAACTTTTGAAGAGAAAGACATGACAGAAAAAGACGCATTAATTAATGCACAACTTGCTCGCATACTTACTACTACAGATTACGACCATGAAAAAAAAGAACCGATCCTCTGGACCCCCGAAGCCGATTACCGAATTGACTATGGAGCAAGATTTGAAGCTACGCCAGCTTGAAATACAACTTGCCAAACCAGAAACAAAAAAGGAAGACATTGCAATAGTAATGATCGCATTACAGGAGCAAGCTTTCGTCTTATCAAATTGTGTTAAAAATCTTATAGAGAAATGGCCGAAACCACCAACGACCACGGACCCTCGTACTACAAACGAGGTTCCATTGATGTTTGGGATTTTATTAGAGACCAAAAAGGACTCGGATTCCACCTCGGAAACGTAATTAAATATGTTTGTCGAGCAGGATACAAAGATGACGATATAGAAGATTTAAAAAAAGCTATCCACTACTTACAAAATGAAATTGAATACCGAACCAAACATCATAGCTAGGACTGGTCGAGTCCAAAGCTGGATTGAAAACCCCACCTCACGACTACCAGTGTCATGCACAATTTTTGTGGTCGAAGACAGTATGGAGGGACCAAATGGAATCGAAGCAAGCTGGCGTTTTGTTAGCCATGCTCTACGCTTTGGAGCAGGAGTCGCAGTCCACTTGTCGAAACTTCGACCCGCAGGAACAGAAACAAATAAGGGACCTGATACTCTCGTTGCATCAGGACCAGTCTCATTCGCAAAAATCTACTCAACATTAAATGAAATACTTAGGAGAGGTGGCACGTACCGTAATGGTGCCTGTGTTTTACACCTCGATATTAATCACCCCAATATTCTTGACTTCGTGCAAGCAGAAAGACACGAACTCCCTTGGGTCAAACGATGTGTGGACCTTACCCCAGAGTGGTGGTCTGATGCAGAAGATCGAACAAAGGAAGCTGTACTTAAAGGCATTGGAAGAGGGGACATTTGGCTCAACAAAATAAAATATGATGAACAAGGAAACAGAATCTACTCCAACGTCTGTCTTGAGGTTTACTTGCCCTCACGAGGAACGTGTCTCTTACAGCACCTTAATATGTCTGCCTGTCGTATCGGCGACATACGATCAGGTTTCCGTGAAGGCATGTCCTCGTTGTGTGAGCTTCATGGTAGGACAGGGATTGACGAGTCTGGAGAGTACCTATCGCCAAGTGTCGACAGGCAAGTCGGCTTCGGACTTTTAGGTCTAGCTAATTTCTTAGCAAATAATAAAATTACATATGCCGAGTTCGGTAAGGCTCTTGAAGCAATTAATAATGCTCAAGCTTATGAAGGATACGCAGGGTTAGCTGCGCGTGAACTTTATCTCGGCATACAAGACGCAGCTAACATTGCAAGAGAGAACAACATGGTTAGAGCATTTGCCATAGCTCCAACAGCTAGTTGTTCTTATAGAAGTAGAGATCTCAATGGCTACACAGCAACTCCTGAGATCGCACCTCCTATAGCTCGTACAGTTGACAGGGATTCAGGTGAGTTTGGGGTAGAACAAGTACAATATGGCAACGTAGAAATCGCATCTGAAGTTGGATGGGAGAATTATAAAAGAGTAGCTGATCAGATAATGATCATGCTAGATAGAACTGGATTGCTTCATGGCTATAGCTTCAACAGTTGGAGCGACATGGTGACTTACGATGAAGCATTTATCGAAGAGTGGCTGAAGAGTCCACAGACTTCGCTCTATTATTCTTTACAAGTAATGGGCGACACTCAAGATAAGTCTGATGCATACGCTGCATTAGATCAGTCCGAAGTTGATGATTACTTGGCAGAGTTAATGAGCAACAAACCTGATGAAATAGCTTGTGACTGTCAACAATGAACCCCTACGAAAAATTATTAAACAGAAAACGAAAATGGACACCAGTCCAGACCACCAAAGGAAAACTTAGATATGGCGCAGAAGAAACGGTGTACCGTGCTCTCGCTGTACGCAACATGGAATGTCCAGTTGGCGCGTTTGTATCTGATTCACTCTCTGAGATTCCTGAGAAAAGTAGAAAGCTTCTGGAATCAAACATAAAAGATGAAGACAACCATGACTTAGCTCTTGGATATATCGCTAACGCCCTAGGCGTAGATGATAAAGCTGAAGCTGAGGCACTACGCCTTAAAGAAGCATGGATTGCCCACCCAGATCACACCATTCTTAAAGCATTGGTAATTGAAAGAGCAATATTTTTTGTTCTCTTACCTTTCTTTAGGTTCAATGGTGATGCTGGTTTAAGAACAGTTAGTGCAGATATATCAAGAGATGAGCAGATACATGTAGCTACTAACAGTTTAGTTTGTGCAGAGCTAGGACTAGAACCTAGTCAGAGCCTGGATAAATTAAGAAAAGCTACTATCAATTGGATCATGCAACCTCTTAAAAACGATCATACCGATAAATATTTGAGCAAAAAATTTTGGCTCGATGCGAGTGATCGACTTATGTATGAAGGTAAAGCACCAGAATTTAATGCCACCAAAGCTGCGAGAATGCCAGCTTTCTTTGAACATGCAAACACAAATCTCCCTCAGTACTCTTAAGCTTCACAACGAAAGGTTAGATGAACTCTTAAAGAGACTTGAGGAAAACTTTGGATGGAAACCTATTCATCCTAAAGAAGATGTACAGACAATAATGTACAGAGCTGGTCAAGCCAGCGTTATTGAATATATAAAATCCATTATGGACGAGGAAATTTAAAATGTGTATTTTTAGCAGACCATCATCACCGCCACCACCACCACCATTAGCACCGGCACCACCACCACCTCCAGCTCCTCCAGCTCCAACACCACCACCTAAACCAATTGGAACTGATATGGATCCACAGGTAAAAAGAAAGAAAAGTCAGAAAGATAAAAATCCTTTTAGAAAAGGTACAGGATCTTTACGTATAAGTTTAGATCCTTCAGTAAATATTGGAACTGATACTACTGGAACACCAAATCAATGAATACAGCACGTGGACTTTATGAGAAATTAAGCAGTGATAGAAATCAATTTCTTAGAACTGCTACAGATTGCTCAGAACTCACGTTACCTTATTTAATTGATGATGATTTATCTACAAGACCTAATCATAAAAAACTTGTAACTCCTTGGCAGAGTGTGGGAGCCAAGTGCGTAGTTAGTTTAGCTTCAAAGTTAATGCTCGCCTTGCTTCCTCCTCAAACCACATTCTTTAAATTACAAGTTAGAGATGACAAGATTGGTGAAGAGCTACCACCTGAAATTAGAAGTGAACTAGACCTTTCATTCTCCAAGATGGAGAGAATGATAATGGATTATATCGCTGCGTCTAGTGATCGTGTTGTAGTGCATCAAGCACTTAAACATTTAATTGTTGGTGGTAATGCTCTTATTTTTATGAGTAAGGATGGTCTTAAAAACTATCCACTCAATAGATATGTTGTTAACAGAGATGGTAATGGTAACGTAATTGAAATAGTTACTAAAGAATTAATAAACAAAAAGGTATTAGGTGTTGAGTTACCTGAACCTGATCCCAATTCAGTTGTGGATGAAAATAAAAACTCAGGGTCTAACGATGTAGAGGTGTACACCCATGTCCGACTAGACAATAAAAGTGGACGCTGGATCTGGCATCAGGAAGTTGACGACAAAGTTCTTCCTAACAGCCGTAGCACAGCACCAAAGAATGCTAGTCCGTGGTTAGTCCTACGATTCAATACAGTTGATGGCGAAGACTATGGTCGAGGTAGAGTAGAAGAATTTCTTGGCGATCTTAAATCTTTAGAAGGTTTATCACAAGCTCTTGTTGAAGGAGCTAGTGCTGCTGCCAAAGTTATATTTCTTGTCTCTCCATCCAGTACAACTAAACCAGCAACCATTGCACAAGCTGGTAATGGTGCGATCGTACAGGGAAGAGCAGAAGATGTACAGGTAGTACAAGTTGGTAAGACAGCTGACTTCGCTACTGCTGCAAACATGGCACAAGCCATTGAAAAAAGATTACTTGAAGCTTTCCTAGTTATGAACATAAGGAATGCTGAGAGAGTCACAGCTGAGGAGGTACGCCTTACTCAGTTAGAACTAGAGCAACAATTAGGTGGGCAATTTTCATTGCTTAGTGTTGAGTTCTTAGTACCATATCTCAACAGAACTTTATTAGTTTTACAGAGAAATAAAGAGATACCAAACATACCTAAAGATCTAGTTAGACCACAGATAGTAGCAGGAGTTAATGCTCTTGGTCGTGGTCAGGATAGAGAAAGTTTGACTGCATTTATAGGAACTATTGCACAGACATTAGGTCCTGAAGCATTGATGCAATTCATTAACCCAACAGAAGCTATCAAGAGATTGGCAGCTGCTCAAGGTATAGATGTTCTGAACTTAGTTAAAACTGAGCAACAGATGATGCAAGAAAAGCAAGCAGCTCAACAACAACAAACACAACAATCATTAGTTGACCAAGCTGGTCAGCTTGCAGGGACACCATTAATGGACCCTACTAAAAATCCTTCAGTATCTGAAGCAGTAACTGGAGAACCACCTGAACAACCAATAGAATAATATGGCTGAAACATTAACAGTTAATGATGCACCTGAAAATACTGGTGAACTATCAGCAGAGGAACAAGACTCTCTGCAAGTAGGTCAACAGTTAGAAAAAGAACAAGGTGAATTACTTGCTGGTAAATATAAAAATGCTGAAGATTTAGAGAAGGCTTACGTAGAACTTCAAAAAAAATTAGGAGATCAAGAACCTAAAGCAGAAGCTGAAGAGACAACAGAAGAAACTACTGAAGAAGAAACTGTTGATGAAAACCCTGCTTTATCATTAATCAACGAGGCATCTCAAGAGTTTTATGATAATGATAATAAATTATCTCCTGAAACTATAGAAAAGTTTTCACAACTTGATAGCAAACAATTAATTGCTGCTTATTTAGAAAGTATTAAAAACTCACCACAAACAAATGAAGTTGATCTAGCACAAAATGAAATAGATCGTATTCAAAAAAGTGTAGGTGGTGCAGAAGAATATACAAAACTTACAGAGTGGAGTCAGAGAAATTTAAGTGAAGCAGAGATACAAAGTTTTGACAAGGTGGTCTCCACTGGAGATCCCAATGTCATTCAACTAGCAGTCGATGGTTTAAAAGCTAAGTATGACAACTCCAATGGATACGAGGGTCGTATGTTGACGGGTAAACCTTCAAGTAACTCTGAAGTATTCAGAAGTCAAGCTCAATTAGTAAAAGCTATGGCTGATCCTCGTTACGACAATGACCCAGCATACCGTGCTGATGTCGTAGAAAAACTAAACAGATCAGATCTACAATTTTAATTATGCCTAAAGGTAAGGGAACCTACGGAACTAAAAAAGGTAGACCCCCAAAGAAATGAAAACTAAAGACTTAGATACGCTGCTTGAAAATGAGTATGCGTATGAACCACCCATACAACTATTACCAAAACAAAAGACTATGACACCCGAAGCAGAAAGATTTAATGGCTGGGCAGCAATGCTTGGCATAGTTGCAGCTCTTGGAGCATACGCAACAACAGG